GACAGACAGGCGCTCGGTATTCCACGAGTCAATCATCTGATTTAGCGCCATCAGGGAGTCCTGAGACACTGAGGCCGACGACGTTTCGCCCTCGGCTAGAACGCCTAGCAGCCGCAACGCCCGGTTAATCTGTTCGCCTGCGGTGTAGGTCGTCATGCTATTCCTCTTCGTCCTTTTTGCGCCGCCCGCGCCGAGGTGCAGGTGCTACCTCAATTTGCGGCTCGATCTGAGGCGCATCTTGTTCCTCAGGATTGTAGCGTGACCAGCCGTGTTGAACATCAAAATCGGCTTCCAAGTCCATCACGGCAACTTTAGCGCCGTGGACGGGGTGTGTCAGGTAGATTGCGGCCATAGAGTAAGACGGGGGCACGAAGCCCCCGCCAATTTAGTTTGCAGACATGACGACCCAGTCAGTCCCGTCACAAACGAGCATCGCAAACTTACCAGCAGTGTTGGCAAGGATGGCGGTGCCGGCCGTGTTGGAATTGAGGGGTTTCACGTTGGTTGCAGCAGAGTTGACTGCCTGAGCCGCAATCGTCTTGATCCAAACCACGCGGCCAGTGCTGGCCGAAGCGGTCGGGAACGTGACGGAAATTGCGCCTGATCCATTGCAAACAACGAAGTTTTCGGTGTCACCCAGAGTGAACGAAGCGGTCTTGATAACCGGCGCGTTCAAATCCAGTTGCGTACCGCTGAGAGCGCCAGTGGTGGTAACTGACGCAGCGGTAACCGCGCCAGTGACTGTTACCGACTCGAACTCCGGGTCAGCAAACGCGACGCCTACTGCTTTAGTATTTGGCATGATATGTCCTTTTAAAAACAGGAGGCCGAAGCCTCCCGTTAGCTTAGACGCGGTACAGAGTCCAAGTCGTGTCGCTGGTTTTACGAGCGATAAACGAGGCCGAAGTACCATCGTTGATGGCCAGCGAACCGACAATCGTCCAGCCCGTGCCAGTGCCAGCGGCCATGGTGATGTCGCCGGTCGAGGTGCCAATGTTGACCACCACCCAGTTAAAGGTGCTGCCAACTTTAGCACTAGACACCAGATCGTTCACACCAGTGACGCCGCCTGCTGTAACCACGATAGGCATCGTGTAGGTCGTAGCAGTGGTGCCAGGATTGGCGATCAGAATACCGCCAGTTACTTCAGCAGCCGTCAGGGTGACAGCGGAAGTGCCAGTTTCAGTAGTAGGGGCGGGCAAGTAGCCGATGACGGGTTCGTTGAGGTTGCCGTCGCCGACTTGATAGCCGCCTGCGCCATTAGGGAGAGCCATGATAAATTCCTTTCAAAAAGTTACGAATTGAAGCCCCCGAAGGGGCGTCAAAATCAACCCCACATCCGAACGCCCATCTGGGGACGGATGGTGCTGTAGCCGTACAGAACGTCAATACGGCAGGGCATACGATCATTGTTGATGTCGTACTGGCGCACCACACGCAGGCTGATGCCATTGTGAACGGCGCGGGCGGCCATGTCCACACCTTGCGGCAGGAGCAGGTCGGCGGTTGCGAAGGTGATCGCGTCCTTGTGGTACACCAAGTTCTGGGCGTACTGGCTGGACGGAGCGCCAACGAACACGACAGCCTTGTTGTTGCCAGGCAGAGCGGTCATGGTAGCCAGTGCATGGCTGGCCGAGTACATCGGAGCCACGGTCACGGTTGCAGTGGTGGTGGCGGTCGAGGAGGCCAGAGCCACGAACTGGAACAGCGAACCGGTTGACTCACGGGTCTGCGGGTTCACAGCGTAGACATCAGCGATGGTGAACACGTCACCAACAGCGATGGTGTCGCCAGAGCCAACAGTCAGGGTCAACGTAGCAGCGCCTTCGGCAGTCACGGCAGCGGCGGTAACCACGCCAGTAGCAGCGCGGGAGCCGGTGGTGTGCTGCTTGATCGACTGAGACATGTTGATCTCGTCGAAGCCCAACACGCCCATGCCCATCATGCCGTTCTTGAACTGCTTGCTGATGGTGTCGGTGGGGTTGAAGAGACCCTTCATGCCCTCGACCAGACCAGCGTTGGCAGCCGGGTTGACGGTTGCGTAGCGCGGGCTCATCACAGCAGCGTTCTCGTTGAGCTTCTGCTGGGCTTGCAGCAAAACCAGCGAGGTAGCGGGCGTGGTGCCAGGGGTGCCGACAGAGTTACCGATGCTCTTGTAAGCGTTGGCAACGTCAGCGTCGATGCTCGATGCCAACTGGCTGATACGAGGCTTCAGAACACGCTCTGCGAAGTCGTCCAACTGCATGGTCAGTTCGGCAGACGTGAAGTTCACGCCGATGTGCTTCTGCGAAGCCACAGTCAGGGTGGTGAACTGCTCGTTGTCGTCCTGCACTTGCAGGGCGGCGCCGTCGGTGACCAGAGCGCGGTCAGGCAGACGGATACGCAGGGTCGAACCAATCTTGGCACCTTCAACAGCAAAGCTGTCGTCGTACTGACGGTTCACGTTACGGGTGAGCACGAGGTTGTTCTCCAGAATCTCCAGAGCCTTCCGCGTGATCATGTCAATGGTAAGAATGCTATTAGCCATTTCGGCGGTCCTTTCAAAGTTTTAGCGGTTCATTTGTGCTTGCAGCTTCTTCATCTGCCGGGCACGTTCAGCTTCAATCCACTGCGAGTCAGTCATGGTCTTCGTCGAGCGAGGATCAGTCGTGTCGTAGGACGAACTTCCACTGGTGCGTGCGGTAACAGGCGAAATAGGCGCAGGCGCAGACGTAGTCGGTTTCACAAGAGGATTGGAGCCAAGTTTGGCCTCAATCTTCCCAATCTCTCGGGCCTGCAAAAGAGGTGCCAAGCGGGAAATGCGATCAGCTTCCTTCGGGTTGGTTCCCAGCCAGTAGGCTAGGTCCGGCCCCATGTCGGACGCCTTGATTGTCTCGGCCATCACGTCAGTGACTCGAAGTTGCGGGTTGTAGGCGACTTGTTCGAAGTCGTCGTACTTGGCCCTGGCCTCTTCCTCACGGTCGTGGTAAGCGTCGTTAATCTCAGCCTGCTGCCGTTGGAACTCACGCTGTGCAAGCAGTTCTTCAGCCTTTTTGACGGCCAACGCTTCCGCGTAGGCATCAGGGGACTCAAACTGGTCGATAGGCGGGACTTCTCTTGGCGCTTGCGGTTGGGCAAGTTTGGCCTGCTGCTCACGTTCCCATTTGCGCTGCTCTCTGGCAAGGCGCTTGCTGATCATCGCATCGATCTCGGCCTGGGTGAATTTCTTCTCCTCGGGCGTCTGCTCGGGTTGACTCTCAGCTACTTCCGGCGCGTTTTGTGCATTCTCCGGGGCGGCCGTCGCCTCGGGTGCTGGCGCGGATTCAACTTCCGCTAAGGCTTGTTGGACTTCTTCAGTCATTTTCGATTCTTGTGAATCCCTGGTCTACCGGGCCAGTACAGTTCTCAGATTATGCGCTAAGAAGGCGCTTGTCAAGATTAAACATCGGTCACAATGGTTTTTACAACACCATCAGAAAATTTGACTTTCAAATCTCCATCAGCGGAATCTACAAACAGAATTGCGTACCCTGTAACGGCGTTCGGTTCCGTAATTCCATCTTTCAAAAGACTACGATCTACTCGGCTAAAAGGTGCTCTTAGTTCTTGAGTGCTTATGTAATCGCGGGGTATGACAGTGTTTGCGGCCAAAAACGCCGTGCTCAAGTCTGACCCACCGCCAGTGTTGTCTTGACCTTGGACGTAATTACTGCTAGCCGTGCATCCAGCATTTGCTTGCAGCCAATAGCCATTACCGCCTTGTTCACAGATCATGTTTGTCATCGAGTTCATCGACGATACAAACCCACCTTCATCTCTAATTTGAATAAAAGTAGTTGCCGGAGACAGGTGGAAAAAAAAGTTGCTGATGCGGTTGTCCGACCCACCGTTGACCGCAATCATTGATCCGCCAAGCGTAACGTTGCCCAATTCTTGCCCAGTGATGTCATCAATGGTGTTGGCATTTGCAGCACCGTGCAGCCAAATGCCAATGTTGGCCGAACTTACTCGCAAACTTCTTAGCGTGTGGAAGTAACTAACTTTTATTGGAGAGCCAATTTCTGGATTTGGCATGTACACGCAAACATCTGGATTGCCAGTTGTTTGCCCGTAATCGGTAGAACCATAAATGCCAAGATTTGCCAATGTGCAATAGGTCACGTTGTCGTGACTTTCAGTCATGTCTTTGTGACCAATACGCACAACACCGCGAGGACACTTTTTTTCCGTTGAAATAGATGACGCCATCTTGGCTGCACCAACTAACGCAGCGCCAGTTCCTTTAAGCCAGAACAACGGACCTTCATTAGAAGTCAAGGCGGCAGGCCGAACAATGTGAGCGCCAGCAGCAAGTTGCACAACTTTGCCAGCAGTCAGTTCAACCATGTCAGACAGGGCGTATGTACCTGCTGGAACATACACATTGTTTGACGCCGCGACTGCGGCAGCAAACGCAGCAAAACAATCTGTGGTTCCATTGGCAACAGCGCCATAGTCCAGCACGTTAGCTGGAGCAC